CTGGATAACGTGCGATTTCGCGGAAGTCGCTGTTCTGACGCAGATGCATCATTGCAGTGGGGTCCACGATGCAACGGTAGTAACCATCAGCGAAGGTTGGGACGTTGCGCTTACGCATGTCCTTAACCACTTCGAGGAGGTCAGTCTTGACGTCGAACTTGGCAGACTCACCAGCGGCATAAGTAACGCCGAGGGTTCCAAGACCACCGTCATTCTTTGCTTTACCACCGGGAAGGTAGTAACCACCAGCTTCGCTAGATGCCTGGCCACAAGCTTCTGCTTTCAGAAGTTCGTTAGCAAACACCCGATCGCGCCAACGGCGGTAGTCATCGAGAAGTGTCAGTGAACCAATGGATTGGTGGAACACATTCAGGTTGCCTGTATCGAGCAGCAAACGCTGAGCTGTGATCAGGGTTTCGCGAGCCACCTTAAAGGTGGAAGGCTGCGAGGAATCGCGGGAATCAGCGGGGCCGGTGTACTCACGAAGAGTAACGAGCACCTTGTCCTTAACGATGTTGCGTGCGGAAGCGGATCCAAGGGTTTGGTCGGCGGTCCGCTCACGGGACTCCTTAGTGCCAGGCTTACCCCAGAAGCGGTAACGATCAAGCTGCACGGTCTGACCAGGCTGCTTAGAAAAATCGTGTACTACCACTGGCTCAACTGCCATCTCAATGATGTAGGCAGGATGAGGACGGTAAAGTTCTGCACCAAGAAGCTTAGGAAAGTCATTATCAATCCACATGGATTAATACTCCGTAAGCTAAAAGGTTTATAAGTGACTTCGACTAGCCACATATATAGATAGTAATATGTGTTGTTATACTTATGTATATGTACCCAAATATCTTGTGGTAAATGGACTTTATTAACGACAAAATCTGGAAGCCTATACATACTTTGCCTGGCTTTGAGTGCTGTATTGAGTACTACATCAGCGAAGCTGGGCAGGTAAAAAGTACTAAGGGTGTGATCGAGAGGATCCTTAAACAACGTACTAATAAGAATGGCTATGCTCAAGTCAATCTTACGCAACGTATTGGACGCAAGCACACACTTACAACTACTGTTCATAAATTAGTAGCTTTAGCTTTCTTAGATCAACCATTAGCTAGCCCTGGTAAATCAAAGGGCTGTAGTAGGATTAAGCACGTTGATGGATGTAAAACTAATAACTCCGTAGATAATCTCAAATGGACTAAAATAGAAGAAAGTGATAACTAAACACAATGGCTGATAGTCTGGTTCTTACTGGTGTAAAGGACGTCAAAAAGCACACTGGTACTGAGATGCTTCTCACACGCCCGAAGCGTGGTGGTGATACTCATTCCCTTAAAGAGTGGTGGAAAACAGGAGGAAATAAGTGCTATGTAATGTGTACTGTTTTTAACGTTACTACTTCTGCAGGTACTGTTAAACTTGCTCTTGATACTAAAGGCGAGAGCTCAAGAGTTCGTATTGATCATGACGGATCTTTTAACTTTACTTTCTACAACATCGGTGAGATTAGTAGAGCTGCTCTCTTCACTAGTGCTTTTGAGTTGATTGAGCATTATGTCTTTCCACGCATTAGCGGTGGGAAGGTAATGACTGTCACTCCTGTAGATGGTGCTGATCGTCCTGTTGCTTCTGAGCCTGAGCCTGAGCCTGATGAAGACTAAACTCGATTAGCATATCGTTTTTGCTCTGAATCTAAACCTGAAATATACTCTTGCCCTATGACGCATTTGACGTTGTAGGGCAATCTTCTTGTGTTGCGTGCATGGAAGCCAATATAGAAATAATCATTTAAGCGTACATACATCTTGTCGTATGGATGCTCTTGCCTTTCTCTGTTATATAAACGTACATCAAACCAAGCATCAATGTACTTATTGCCTGTCTTTAAGTTATTAAGGTCTACACTTAAATACGAATCAGGCAACGTAGCAACACTATTTATTTTAAACTTTGCAGGGTTATAGGTATTGACTTCAGTCGGATCTTTGTCTATGTCAATAATGGCTGAGCTATAAGTATTGACTAGTGATGGCTCAACTTCTGTTATAGAAGCACAGCTCCAATCTATTTCTTCAAAGCATGCAAAAGTTACATTCGTATCAATTTCCACATTAACTCGTACAAAGTGATTCTCGCTACCAAACAATCCGACAGTGTCGTTGTAGTTAATAGTGAAAGGAATGATAGAAACTTTATCATTCTCGGGTCTAGTAATAGACCCACCTGTTGCATAGTTTAAGGATTTATTGCTTGAGTAATAAGCTGAGTTTGTACCATCGCTTCCGCCATAAATGATATGTCTATCAAGGATGCGCTGTGTTACATCTTTTGAGCTCTCTTCCATCACACAACTGCGAGTACTATCCCTATTGTAATTTACAAATATTCTTTAATTTGATCGGAGTCAGCGCGTAATCCTCGTAATGCTTTGTGCTCTAGTGTGCGTACACGGTCACGGCTCATATTAAGCACTTGACCAATAGCAGTCATTGACATTGGCTCAAGCATCTCATCACCAATTCCATAGCGCATGCTAATAACAGCAGCTTGCATCTCAGGCAGCTCTTTGATTAGTTCGCGGATGTCCTCTTTGATGTATTGAATTTCAAGGATGTTCTCTGGCAACTGCGTCTCGTCTTCTAGTAAGTCAATCAAAGCAGTGTCGCGGTTCTCTCCAATCTTGATTTCAAGTGATGTTGGCTGACGTGCCTTACACATCAAATCTTTGATGTCATCTACCGATAGTCCTAAGTGATTTGAGAGTTCAAAGACGTTAGGCATCTGCCCGTTCATCTGGCTCAGTTCACGCTGTGCTTTCTTGAGCTTGTTTAAATTCTCAGTGATGTGGATGGGTAGACGTATTGCACGCGACTTCTCCGCAATAGCACGGGTGATCCCTTGGCGTATCCACCAATAAGCGTAAGTAGAAAACTTATAGCCACGACCAGGGTCAAACTTCTCAACACCTCTTACCAATCCGATTGTTCCTTCTTGAATGATATCCAGTAGCTCCATATTACGCTTGGTATATTTCTTTGCGACAGAGACAACAAGACGAAGATTAGCGGTAACCATCTTATCTTTTGCTCTTTCACCTTCGCGTAGCTCCTTTTTAATTTCTTTTTGAGTAAGGTCCATTGCATTAGCTAAACCTTCTTCGTTTAACTCAAGCTCTTTCCTCATCTCCTTAAGTACCATCATACGTTGTACTTGGCGACCTAAAAGGATTTCCTCGTCGTGCTCCAGAAGTGGGATACGTCCGATGTCACGTAGATAGGAACGTACTGAATCTCCTGAAAGTTTTACTGACATATTGTTCTTTTTGGGTATACTTAACTCTAGTCTATTATTCTAACTACGTCAACATTTAGCCGTGTAATCTTGCATACCTAAGTGATTGTTTAGGCTGCTCTCCATCTTCCATAGACTCCACAGCCATTGCCTGCGCTGCGTGGTGATTAAATCCTTTCTCTTTATATATAGATTCCGCTTGTTGATATTTCTCTACACTGCTTTCAAAATCTTCGCCATGAGTAAGCATCTCTGCTGTCATTTGATTGGCAGCCTGGTCAGGCACACCATCAGTCTTTAGATGCTTCCAGATAGTCTGGAATACTTCAGGGTCTTGTTGTGTCTCTTGTCCAGCTAAACGCATGGTATAGATATCATTTACCTATACCGATTGTAATAGATTTACATTCCCATCTGGTTTTGAATCAAGTCAGGATTAGCACCAACAGACATGGCTTTACTTGTAGCAATGCTGCTGCGGACAGCTTGTCCTTCAACATCACCCATTTGTGACATGTACTGTGTAGCAGGTGAACCTAGTACTTCCATTACTTCTGCTTTGCGGTCATTAGCAAATGATGCGGCTTTATATTCTTCGTTAGCACCTACAAGGTTTTGCTTGCGAAACGCTTGAACGTTTGCTGATTGTGCTTGTGGCATTGCATCTGCTTGACGCACCATCATGTTCTGTTGTGCCAGACGCTCATTGTTATATGGCTGACTATTAACAGAAGGTTTAGATGA